CTTCCTCTATCTTTAGGCGGTTGTTGTTGAATGAGATGTTTTCAAAAATCTGTTGAAACTGAATATCCCCAGTATCCTTATCTACTTTTTCCCTTTGATAATGAGAAAACAAAGAATGTGGATTGCCAGCAATAACACGAACTGTATAACGCACAGCCTTTGCAATAGGCGTGTTACCGTATGAGTTGAGCATCTCCATGAAGTTGACGGGAGTCACAGTGTTCGTCTTGCGGAAGAGAATGCCGCGCTGACGAGATGACAGACCATCATAAATGATAACGCGAATGCGAAACGCATAGAACTTCTCACGCTCTTCTTCAGTAAGCTGAGAAAACTTCTTTGCACCAACACAGCTGGACATATGTGTTGAAAACTTGTTGTTGATGAAGTCCCAGATGGCGCGCTTACGATGACCACCATCAACCGACTCGTAAGGATGGTTTACGATCTCGTCATGAACCAACTTTGCAATCTTCATTTCGCCAATATCTTCACCTAGAAGAATTGATTCGATGATTGACTGCTCCTTAGATGGGTTCTTGGAATCAGGAGTTGATGGTATCGGTGATACTGTTGGACGCTGACCTTCTGGATCGGTGTCAATCATAGGACGCATCTTGAGGTAATCTGAAATCGTCCACTCAAAATAACGCCACTTGAAGGGAGGATCCCATTTCCATGGCTTTGTTGGAGAGGTCTTCTTCTTCTTCTGCTTATTCATGATATATTTTCCTTTGTTAGGGTTTGATTTGACTCTGGAACAATCTCTCGCCAAATCGTAGGTTTATTATAGTAGGCACCCACTATAATGTCAAGAGTGAATTTCAAATATATTTGCAATCCACCATGAGTTCAGTCAAGCAGGAAACTAGATTGATTTCCTGATCAGCCACAAAGGCTGCTTGATATTGGTATCTAGCTAGAATCACAATCGCCTGTGGAATGGATTCTGGTTTGAAGTATTCTATCAGAGAATCATAGATTTTCCGATAGATGCGAGCGGGTTCAATATCTAAATTGGTAACAACCCACTTACGCATTCCAGTAAAGTCATTATTCTTTAGGAATCCAACGAGTTCGGAAATCTTCCTTACGTCTGAAATCTGAGCCAGAGTGCCAGCATCAAGATCACCACTTGTTGAGTAACGTTGGAGTTCATTGAGAGTGCGGCGATAGTCTGGAAAGAACTTTTTGATAACTGCAGCAAGAACATTTTCATCATATTTGACACCTTCATTGGATAGAATATTTTCAAGCCTCTTATATAGAGAGGCTGCCATCTTAGGTTTTTCATCCGACCTTAGAGAGAAGTCTATCACAGAACAACGAGAATGTAAAGCATCAATTAGACGAGACTTGAAGTTGCAAGTAAAGATGAAAGAACAGTTGTCCGCATATTCTTCAATAGCACCACGCAGACCCGCTTGCGCTTCTGGTGTTAGATAATCTGCTTCATCTAGTATGATGACCTTTCGACCACCAGTTAGAGATATGGTTGAAGCATACTGCTTGATTTTTGTTCTAAGCATATCAATACCTCGGTCTTCAGAGGAATTGATGAATAGAAAGTTGCAACCAACTTCATCACATAACACTTTAGCTACTGTCGTTTTACCAACACCAGCAGAACCAGTTAGCATTAGATTTGGAATGGTTTTGTTATTAGCGTATTCTTGAAAAACTTTTTTTAAACGAGGGGGTAGGATACAATCAGCAATCTTTTTAGGTCGATATCTTTCAACCCAGAGATAGTCATCATTCATATTTCATATCCCTTACAACGGTTTCCATAAGTTCGATAGCGCCTTTCCTTGTAATCTGCTGAACATATATGTTTTTAGCATTAGTCAGCATGAGTGAGGCTAGGGCTAGCAGCTCTTCAGCATTATCGCACATCATGATCTGCCAGTCAATAGTCTTTTGCATTTCTTTGAGTTTGGATATGCGTTCTTGGCGATTCAAGGAAGTTCCTTCATGATCGTATCATAGAACTCTTCAAAGTTGCGATTGTCTTCAACTTCAGAGTTATAGTTAGCACGATAATAAGCCTTAGCCATACGCCGAACAACCTTCTTATCGACTCCAAGTTGGTCAAATAGATCGTTGATAGTCTGCTTCTGTAAATCACGTTCAGCAGCAACTCTTGTCATAGAGTCATTGAGTTCGTTGATTGCTCCGCGGAGTTTCTTTCGATCTTCCGCAGATAGCGAGTTGATTGTTACTGTTGGATGATTGTGACCAATAGTAGCCATTACTTCTTCTCCAGTGCGATGAAATACTTCATGGTTGCCTTCTTGTTGGTCCAGCAAGAGAAACCACCAATCTTGATCTGAACCGAATAGTCATCTGATACCATCTTTAGATTTTCAGCCTTGAATGATACGCTAAAGTCATCACCGGAATAATCACCGATAGCAACGTCAGCAGAGTTGGATGTGTCATTAGTCTTTTCATGACCTCGAACAGTCAACTTACCGTTCTTACCGATAACAGTGATGTGTGGTAGATTATTCATAGCAGCAAGACGCAACAACTTCTGAAGAGTTGCAGCAGGAATATCAAAACTTACTTCTGGATTCTTGAGAACAAGATCCTTATCACGAGGAGGTGAGATGATAAGATTTGGTGAACATGAATAATAGTTTAGATTGAACGAACCATCGTTCATCTGCACACTCTCGGTTGCAAACGTCATTTCTGGATTTGCGAGAGTTGTTACGTTTCCAAGAAACTGATTGAGATCATAGATGCCAAATTCAACTGGCATATCATCTTCAAGAGAGGCTTCAACTAGAATGGTTTGTTCTGGCGAGATAGTCTTTTGAACTTTTCCCTTCTGAAGAACAACACCAGAATTGATTGAGGCAAAGTTCTTTAGCACACTTAGAGTATTTTCAGATAGCTTCATAATATAAACTCCTGTTTCCTTTTCAAGCTACTTTGGTTAGTATATCAGTGTTTACTGGTCCTGTAAAGACTTTTACAAGATGATTTACATCAGCATCTAACATTATTTTTGAACTATCATTGGTAATGAGATAGTTAAATCTCTCACCAATCCAAGCCCATTCGGAATAATGAATATTGTGATACTTACTTTTCATCAGGGAATGATCTTTGGTGATATTTGCTATAGCAGCAGTTTCAAACCATTTAGGTTCTTTGCCACGCATAACACGAACAACATGACCACCCCAGTTCCGAATTGCTTCAATCTCATTTGGAAATCGAGTATCAGCGATGACGAATCTTTCCTTGAACTCATTTACTCGCATGTTATGAATCTTTCGTTCAACATTATGAATCCAGATGTTCTGGTCAAATGTATCACGGCCCGCCTCGGTTCCCATTAGTTGAAGCATATTACGAGGAGTAATGGGTTTACCGAGACGGGCAGTCCACCAATCGTCCTGACTTTCCCGAAATGCTCGGCTCTCGTCAGTGTCTCCCTCAAGCAGATGTCTGTCCCATCCAAACATCTGTGCTGTGATGTCCTTTACAACATCTGCGAAAGAGACTTTGGTGAATCCATACTTTTCACATAGAATATCTGCTACGGTTCCTTTACCAGAACCAGCAAAGCCTACGAGACCTATGATCATTTTATAGATTTCCTGTTAGATTAGCAATTCTTGGCATATCACCAGTGAAAGCATATGAGCCAACGTGTTGGGTTTTCATCCATGGGCACAACCAAATTTGCCCACCGATCTTTCTCCAATACTGACAGAACATATAATCTTCTGATAGATACCTATGTGAAGCCTCTTTTTCGCGCTTTAGAATTTTCTCGAAGTCATACTTGACATTCTTACCATCAGCAGCTTTTTCCATCAATCGATGAACATCATCAAAGGTATAACCGTTATCAATAACAGTATCAAAGTAGGCATGAATGTATCTTGAACCATCAAAGTTATTTTGACCAATGTGATCTGGTTTATAGTTCAACTTTGGATATGATTCACGGAACTTATCAAAGACCTGACGTTTAACCATCATAAAGCCTGTGCCGATTTCCAATACTTCAAGAGGCTCTGTGACGTTGAACGACTTAGTTCCTGGAACAGGATTGAAAACATAATCGCCAGTGACGCCTTCAAGTTCGCCAGGATTAAACTGAGTAATTGCTGGATTCTCTACAACCTTCTTGGCAGCATTGAAAACGTTTTTCCAGTTGATTGATTTCTTGGGATAGGGTCCACCAATAACGTCTTTATCAAGAGCCAGAAGGGCTAGAACGTCTTGTGGGTTGAATAGAATATCAGAGTCGATGAATAACAAATGAGATAAACCAGACCTTAGAAACTCATCGACCAAATAGTTTCTAGCCCTAGTGATTAGAGATTCATTGAACAAAAACGAAAACCGAATCTGAATGCCATATTGAGTGCATAATCCCTGAAGGTCTAAGCAAGCCTTCATGTAAAGGCCATTGCACTGACCACCATACATTGGTGTAGCAACAAACAATGAATTTTTTCGTAAATCTTCAACTTTGATATTGATTTCCATAGAATCACACTCCTAATAATAATGAAAGGGGATGGGTACTAGTATATAGTAACCCATCCCATCAATCAAGTATGTTTAGGAGGCAATGCGATAATAAAAACGCTTTTGCCCGTTCACAACACGGCTATTAGTATAGATTTCCTTGCCTTCGTTGACACGGAGATCATAAATCCTCTTGTGAACTGAAGCAACTGGACAACGAGCGAGAGCAGCCAACTTGCGGGCTGTAATGCCTGGACCAGTCTTGCTATTTGCACGAAGATGCTTTGCTACCTTAGAAAGTTGAGACATACTTTTTTCTCCATAATATAAGATCACTTTTTATAAGAGTATCCGAGACAATGGTAAGTGACCAATGAACCATTGTCTCGGATTATAACAGGCAACGAGGAGCCTGTCAACCCCTATTAGAAGGGGATTTCAGGATCCTTCATATTTTCCACACGCCGTCCACACTCACGGGATCAACTTCACCCTCAGGCACAGGATTGATTGTTTCATCCAACTTGGAATAAAGATCCATGAAGGAGTTCTTGGTATCAACATCAAAGCGGTTTAAGCACAACTGGACAGCCTTTTCACGGTTCTGACCGAAGATGGAATAGGCTTCGCAGATGTGGACGAGACGGCGAGTGGAGATGATTTCCGAGACAGCGCCTTCATAGAAGGACTTACGAATAACATCTGCCCAGGCTACAAGCCGTTCAACAAACTGGTTATCCTGCAATCCGCTTGAGCCAAGAACATTCTGGAGAATTTTCTGCTCGGTCTTGATCGGAGGATATTCTTGATCCATCGTGATGGAGAAGCGTTCGAGGAAGGCTTCATTCATGATGTTGGTGCCGATAAAGCGCCCGTCATCAGAACCCTTACCCTTGGTGTTAGCCGTAGCAATCACATTGAATCCAGGCATCGGCGTGATGACCTTGTTGATTTTCTTGAGATAGATCGGCTTGCCTTCAAGAACAGGTTGCAGACACATCAGCTTGTTGGAACCGAGGTCAACCTCATCAAGGAGCAGAACAGCACCACGTTCCAT